TGTTGGATAAAGTAGTCTCCAACTTGTTCCATCAATGTCTAATACTTTGATGTTCTTAATTTGTAAATAGTTAACGGCAAAAGTGTAAGAAGATTGACCCTCTACTAAAGTTCCTTTACCTATTGGGAGGTCAGTATAGTTTGTATCATCATAGTCCCAAGTTCCAGATACACCTATAATCTTACCTATAAGAGTTTCTAGGGCTGAATTAACACGCCTAAGTAAAGTAGCAGCGGTATAACTTGTTGTGGTTGCATCGCACAAATCTCTTGCTTCTTGATTTAAGTCTGCTATGTTCATATTGTTATGTTATTAATAAATTTGTTGTCCTATATGTCCTATCTCTATTGTAGGGTCGCACCATACCTTAAAGCCTGCCTTTATAGCCTGTTCACAGAACCACCAATCTTCTCCCATTGTGGTATAACCTGTTTCGTGGTTGCTTATCTTAAACCAGGGTTTAGCTATCTCATTCAGTATCATTGTGTTTATAAGCATTACTCCAGTTCCAACTGCTTCACATTCAAATAGTTTATCTGCTCCTTCTTCCTTAAGTGTTCTTATATGTGTCTTATCTAAAGGTTTGTGAGTGTCTTTGTCTATTTCAAATCTAGGGTGGTAAGCTACGCCAACTATACTTTTTTTATGTGCTAACAGCCTCTCTAACGTGTCAGAAGGAAATATCATGTCATCATCTACCATAAAGATATAATCACAATTACTGTTTATTGCTTGTATGGCTATAAAGTTTCTGTTCTCTGCTATGTGATAACCTTGAGTTGCCATTATAATCTTTTTATCATAAGGACAATCAAGCTCTAACAGAGACCTAACTGTCTCTGGTTTAAAACCTCTATTTGAAAGTGATGCTATTGCTATTTTCATATTAGTTTGTCTTTATAAAAATGACATCTTACACATAATCTTGTCCAGTCATTTATTTGTTTTTTATAATCTCCGCTCTTGTTTGCCCAATGTATTTGTCTGCCAGTTAGTCCACTTTTACCACATTTTTCACAAGTATCTGGCTTTCCAAGTGTTTTTTCTACCCATTTATGTAAATTACGATACTCGTTTCTTCCTAACAACTCAATCCCTTTACTTACAGTTTTTTTAAAACTTCCAGAATTTGGTTTTTGTCCTTTATGTGCTTCACTTATCTTTTTTATATATTCTGGGTCATCTCTTTTTTTGCCTAACCAATATTTAGCATTGTTTTCTTTAATTTTTCTATTGTGTTCTTCTGAGTTCTTAGAACCCTTTTTTCTTCCACCAACACCTGGTCTTTTAATACCAAGTTTTGCTTCTCTCATCTTTTGTTTTGTTTCTTTAGAGTGTTTATATCCTTTTTTCATAAGTTTTGTTTAATAATTAACTATGTATATTAATTATAACATAACTTATTTAATAGTCAAACTCCCCCTAAAACTCGTAGTCGCCTACGTGCTTTATCCCTAGCGTGGGGTCGCACATAACTTTGAAACCCTTAGCTTGAGCCTTTAAATAAAAGCTACTATCTTCTGTTAATGACCTATGACCTTCTTCGTCTTGTTCCATCTCAAAGTATGGTCTTTTCAATTTGCCAAATACACTCATCTTAATCAGTAACATTCCTCCTCCGCAAGCGGCTACTTCAAACAATTCATCAGGTATTTCCTTAATAGCACTTTCTTCTAGTTTTTCTGTCCACTCACCATCTTCTTTAAAGTATTTTAACATTGGTTCTGGTGGTAGGTATCTGTAATAATACAAGCCTCCAACTATATCTTCATTATGAGCAAGAAGTTTAGGTAATACATCTGGTTTAAACTTCATGTCATGGTCAACAAAGAATACATGCGAACATAGATTATTCTGGGCTACATTAACTATCTTAGCCTTATTTTCACCTACATAACCACCATGTTGGAATATTGGTAAAAACTCTATGTCCTTGTTTAGCCTTACTGTTTCAATAATAGACAATGCTGTTTTAGATTTTATAGTCCCATAAGTAGGGACTCCTATTGCTATTTTTAGTTTCATAGCTCTGCCCACATTTTATTTATGGACAGAATATAGAACTAAGCTACAGTTACATCGAACACAGCAGTAATCAAACCTGTTGGAGTGTTTACACCGTAATCAACACGAGCTTCAAGACCGATTCCAGAAGCTGGACCGTAAGTAGAAACACCAGTAGCAGGACTTTGCAAGACGTTAATCTTACCATAAGTAGTGCTTAGAATACCGACATTCATTATTTTCTTAACTCCAGCGAATAGATGTCCGCTTGTGTGTGAGTTAGAGATATAATGGTCCATACCCATAAAGTGATAGCCACTTTCGATTCCATTCTTCAAAGCCTTATCAGCTAGATTGAAACCATTTGCTTGTGCAAACTCTTCAAGTTTCTCCATATCAGCTGCACGCCAGATACAAAAAATACCGTTTCGGTCAGCAAGTTCTTGAGCATTATTTTCAGCGATTTCTCTCTTGATACCTCTGATGATAGAGTCAATGTTGCTAGTTGAAACAGTAATGTTTCCAGCACCACCGCCAATAGAAGCGTTGTCAAAGTTTGTCCAACCTGCGTGAGCAGCTAGAACAGCAGTTTCGATAACATCTTCTAGTAAAGCACCTTGTCGTTCAGCCATTTCCATTTGACTAGCTAATGAACATTGTGCTAAATCAGCTCTGTCAAGGAATACAGGGACTACACTCATGACATTGATTAATAGTTGGTCATTAGTCAAAGTAAATTCAGAGAAACTGTAAGAACAACCACGTGTTCCAGTTTGAGCTGCAAATTCAGTTGACATGTATGGGCTATTAATACCATAAGTAGTAGAATAGATAACTTTACAAACTTCTTTGTAAGTGCTTGGTTTATTCAATCTTTCTTGTAATTTGTTTTCCCACTCCATTGGATAGACACCAACAACTGATGGGTCTGACCCTGAAGTGGTATAAGTGTTTGGGATTGCCACGAATTTATTGTTTTGTCAAATTATATCTTATAATTTAAGTGTAGTATGATGAAGTCTATGTTTTTTTCTTACCTTTCCCCTTATAATTATCAGTTAATGAATGACATTCTTCACAAAGAGTAACACCGTTGTCAATTTCATATCTTAATTCAGGATAATGAGCAAATGATTTTATATGATGAGCAGTTATATAACAACCCACTAAACCACAACATTGGCATTTAAAATCATCTCTTTGAAAAACAGATATTCTCCATTTTTTATAATCAGCAGAGTAATAGCCAGTTTTGCAACCACAACTTAATCCATCCTTATAACGAGGATGCTTTTTACCAGCTAAAATACGACTATCAGTTTTAGCTCTCAACCCTTTATTCCAAGAAGTATTTTTACCTTTTTCTCCCCTACGAGGAGATGGTTCTCCTTTTACAAAACCAAAGGTATTTCCAACCATATCTGGTCTTTTTTTACCCTTTTTGCCTTTGCTAATTTGAGGACATTTTTTACCTTTATTCCAAGGTGTTTTTCCTTTAATAAAAGTCATATAACTCCATTATACCACACTTAAATTGTTAAAGAAACATTTTGACAATTATTTATACAATCAAGTGTTATCCGCCAAACATTGTTTCGTTTTTATCCTTTGCTAACTTTGCGTTTAAGACTTTTGTTCTAACCTCTTTAGGCACTTCGTTTAAAGGTGTCCCTGACTCATACTTTTTGAGCCAATGACCCTCTACAGATTTGTCTGTACCGACAGAACGTTTATTTCCTGATGGTACTGCATCAGTAACCTTTTGAGCATCTTTAATATCTTTCAAATCATTCTTAAAGTGCTTGTTAGCAGATAAGTCATCTAAAGACTTACCATTAGATATATACTCGTTGACAACTTCCATTTGTTTATCGTCAGTTAAATCAACTTTCAATATTTGGTTGATAAATGTTTTTTGACCGTAATCAAATTCACTCGATTGTTTATCTTCTTTTTTAACTGGCGTTTCAGGTTCTTCAGGCTCTTTCTCCTCTTTAGCGGCTTTGAGTTTATCTAGCTTTGTTTTTTGCCTCTTGTTAATCCCCTGTTGTTTAAGTGCCAGGTCTTTCCAATCGGTTGTGTCCTCTTCACCCTCTGCGACTTCAGGGAGTTCCAATTCTTCTTCCTCTTGGATTTGCTCATTTGTGTCTGTCATAAATGATAATGAAATGCTTTTACGAAGCATAACGTGTTAATTTTTAGCAAAGCGGAATAATAACCGCTAAGTCAATTTTAAGGATTGAGAACCTATATATTAATTGCTTAATATTAATCTCCTACTACCCATTCTTCCATTATTAACATTACGTCTGTGTCAGCTTTTCTAATAAATGTTAGTCTGGCTATGTCTAGTCCATTGATTGCTAAGTCTGCTGTGTCTTCGTTCTTCTGTAAATCTATACCAGTTCCAGCAGCTAAAGTAAGTGTAGTTGCTGTAGTTGTTGTAGCACTATAAACATACAATACCCTAGAATCTCCAGCAAAAGGTATGTTCATTGCATCCATAGCCAATGAAGATGATGCCATTGTTGTAATTGTAGTGTCTAAACCTACATTAATATCCCAGTAAACAGTATGTTCTTTTATGTCTCCTACTGCTAAGGTGTAAGTTGCTGCGGTTGTAGATGTTGCTAGTCTAGTACCACCACTTTGAAAACCATCGTGGAAATTCATGTGTTGGTAAACATCTGGACCAGGCATTGCACCTAGCATACCATTATCAACTACTACCGATGGTTGTGTAGCTTCGTTGTAAACCTGAACATTCTCAATAACTCTATTAGCAGAGCCAGTAAAAGCTAATGCGATACCACCTACAGCCAATACAGCTACTAATGAGATTACTACGTAGAATACCCCATTATTATTTTTTCTTTTTTTCATCTTTTTTATCTTTAGATTTCTTAGAACGAGGTTCGACTACTTCCTCATCTTTTTTTGTTTTCTTCTCTATTTCTTTTAGTTCCTCTTTATGTCTATCTTTAAGAGAAAACTTTTTTGCATGAATTAAACTCATAAGTTTATATGTAAATTAATTAATCCCACATTATGGTTGATGTACCGATAGCACCATAAAAGACTACTAATAGTCCGTCATTAAATGCTGTATCAAATTCATAAGTTCCTGCTGCTAATCCTGCTCCAATTTCAGCTATTAATGGTAATGATGTAGTTGCTGCTGTAGCCCTCTCTGTAGCTATAGTAGTTGTAGCATCGTAAAGTGAGGCAGAGCCTGCACCAGCAGTTGTTACTGTTATTCTTCCTAATGTACCGAATTGAGTCTTTAAGAGTTGGCTAGCATCACCTGTTGGAATAGTAGTAGTATGATTATAAGGGCTTGTTCCACCAAAGCTTAATACTGGTTCTTCACTTAAAGAAACTTTATATGCCATAAAACCTAATAGTCCGACTGCTATTAGTAGAAAAAGGCTGATTAGTTTTAATACATTTGTTAATTTTGTCATATTCTTTATATTATTAATTTATCTTCCACTTACTTCTTCTGCTTCTTTAGGTTTCTCTACTTCCTTCATAGCATCTAATTTAGCAAAGCCCATCTCTAATAATCTGATAGCTTCTACACTAGCTCTAACCTTTTGACCTATTCTTTCGTTCTCGATAGCGTATTCAGTTCCCATATCTTCTGTGTAAAGCATCTGACAAACAAAGTTCTTTCTAGGTTCAGGGTCAACTCCAGGTTCTAATGTACCCATATAGATAGGTTCTAAGAACAATCTTTTAATAACGTTTACAAGAGGTTTGTTATTAAGGAATTTAGTTATCTCCTTACGTTCATATTCATTTGTAATTTCTTTTAAGTCCATATTATTGTGCTATTTGCTGTGGTTGAGGCGTTGCCTGTTCAACAGCTTGATTATTAGGTTGAGCTGTTGTAAACCCTTCAAAATCTACAGGGCTTAGTCCACTAGCTTCAACTATTTGATTAAATAACTTAGCGAATGATGGATTAGATAGTATACTCTCACCAGTTTGAGGGTCAGTAGAACCTATAATCTGTCTGAATACTCCAAGTAGCTTCTCTGTCCATAGTGATAGGTCCTTCTGTTTACCTGATATATCTATCTTTACAGCGATAGGTAAGCTCTTGAACTCATCCTTTATAATCTCAATGAACTTCTTGTTATCTTTCATAAAGATATCTCTTTCTTTCTGCTTAAACTCTTCTAGGTCTACCATGTCTACAAGTTTACCTTCTAATATAGTTTCGATAACCTTTTCGTTAGCCTTTCTGGTAACTATTCTATCAGCTACATATCTCATCTCTTCTAGGTCAAGGGTTGATAAGAACTTAGTACCTTTAGTGATTTGTTTAATCATGTAAGGGATAAACCAATCTCTGTATAGCTCTTCAAGGAATTTAGCATGTTTGCCAATCCTGTACTGATGTAGTGAATGACTTTCTGCTGACTGTATTTGCATTGAGCCTAACGGAGTACCAGCTTTAGGTGCATCACCTGAAATAGCTTCTTGAGCAGCTCCTACACCTCTACCGTATTGTTCCCATTGTACATCCCAAGCATCAAATAAAGCGATATTACGAGGATAGTTATCAATCTGTCCTACAGTTGAGCCTTTTTCTACGGTTACAATCTCTAGGTTGTTCATTCCTTTAAGACCAGTTGGATGTCTACCTTTTAAGCCTTCGTCATCTGTTTGTAGGATTACCTTACTAGCGGCATCTAGC